TTGAGTTTGAAAATGGGAAAATAACCAATGATGACTTACTAGGTTTTCTCAGGGACTATAAACAAATGGCTGTTCAACTTACTAAAGATGTACAAGGAGATAAAATACAGGAATCTTTAAATAATGTTTTTGCTGCAAGTAGATTGATAAATGAAAAAGCTAGAAACTTTAGAACAAGATCACCAATGTATCAAAAAATGCTTAAAGAAGCATTATTTCAAAAAGGGTCTAATGAATTATTACCAAGAGTTTTAAGAAGCTTAAGTGATTATCAAACAGTGACCAATACTAAAAACATGTCTGTTGATGAGGTATTGGATAATGTTATTGATGCTGAGGAAAGAAGAATTACTGACTTAACTAATAAGTCTAGAAGTTTTATTAATACTTTATCTGTTATTAATAACATATCTAAAAACATGTATAAGGATTTAGATGCTTTGCAAAAGACAAATAGTTATGACTCTAGAGATGCAATAGCACTTTTATTTCTATATAGAAATAGCATCCGGTCATGGAATGATACCTTTGAATCCTTTGATGAACTACTCCGAAGTGAAGAAGACTTTGATATAGATAAAGAAAATGATCTAGTAACTTTTGTCAATGATGTAAAAAATAATTTATTAAGAGCTGATAAAAAAATACGAGATATATATAAAGAAAATGCAGTTAATTTCTATGTAGAGGTAACTGGTTATATGAATGATTTCTTAGCTGAAGAACTGGGTAAAAATCTTAAAAATGCTTTAACTAATAAACTTTCAGATACTGAAGTTAAAGACTTATATGATAAGGCAATTTCTCAAAAAATGCTAGATCCTAAAGTAGCTAATGAAGTATATAACAATCTTCAAAAAAAGGGGATTGAAGCAAAATATGTTAAGAAATTTATTGATGAGTATAATAACTTTCTACTTAATCAAGATGTGATTACGGATGGTCTTTCTGGAAAACTAAAAGATGTTAGTTGGTTTAATAGATTCTTTGAGTCATATACTTCTAGTAATGATCCTATAGTAGGTGGATTAGCTATATTCATTAATAACCAAAGAACAGAAGCTAATAACAGGGCCCTAGAAAAATCATACATGTTCAGAAGGAAGCTTGTTCCTTTATTAGAAAGTGTAGGTTATAGTACTCTAGATCCTAGAAAGTTATTAAAAATGATGACTTTTGAAGATAGTGTATTGTATATAGATCCTAAAACAAAAGAAGCTAAAGAAAGAAAAGTGAATTCTTTCTTAGATAAATTTGGTAATGGTTGGAGATATGAGCAATCTTTATTAGAATATAATCTGGAGAAAGCATGGTCTTCTGAAAATAAAGATGATATACGGAAGGCAGTTGATGAGTATAGACAGTTTCAAAAAGATTACATGCATAATGATTATGTACCTGAGGTATATGAAAAGGATAATGTTTTTGATAAATACGGTGAGGTAGGTAAAATGGCTTGGCTTGCTAGAAAAATGGCTCTTGATGCTTATAATAATGAAGTAAATGAACTTACAGATGAGTTAGAGAGATATCAGAAATACTCAACTCTTCAAGCTTTGTGGGAAGATTATAAAAATCTATACTCATTAAAATATGCAGATGGTTCTTCAAAAGTTGATGATCCAGAAAATGGTATCTATGATCTTAGTATTACCAATATTTTACTAGAATATAGAGATTCTACTAAAGATTTCTATGAATTTTTACCAAGAATAGGGTCCCTACAAACATCATTTAATGAGTTTCTATCTTCACAAGATGCTAATAATGTTACTGGAGATGAATTAGAACAAGCTAAAAAAGATTGGGTTAAACAAAATATTAAAACAGCTTATGATGAGAAGTTTTATGAATCCAGAACAAATCTCATTAAACAGCTAAAAGAGTTACAAGGAAAAATAACTAATGTAATTGGTGAAGAGTTTGATATGGCTAATGCATATAATGATATATTTAATTTAATGTATGCATACAAAGATGAACAAGGTCAACCTATTCCTGAAAACTTAGGAGAAGACAAAATAAAAACAATCAAAGAGCTTAATCAAAAAATAATTGATTATAAAGCTAAATTTGATACCAGAACCGGCCTTTCTACCGAGGAAACTGAGGAGTTAAACATCTATATGGCTGCTATTAAAAAAGATCCAACTAGATTAACTAAAGATCAGAAATCAAGATATGTAGATCTTCTAGAAAAACAGGCCAAGTCAGGATTATCAATAGGTGAAATAAGTAGTATTCAAGCTATATACGCAGAGTTATCTTCATTAACACAAAAGATACCAACTGAATACTATGTGGATTCTCTTAATGAGCATTTACAAAGATTGGATGTTGCACCGGTTACAGCAGATACTGTTACAGATTTTATTAATAGTTCTGAAATGAAGAACTTATTAGCTGAAGATGCAAAAATTTCTGAATGGTTTAAAAATAATCATGTATATAGAAAGGTAAAAAATAGAAAGACCCGTAAGATGGAAATCAAATGGGAAAGATCTATGGTAAATTCAATTTCTGTTCCTAAAAATCCGGAGTATTACAAAACAGTAGAACTCTATAATGAAATGACTGGTAAAACAGAAACTTTTAATGGTGTTCCTAATGCAAGGCATTCTATATATAGAATAAAAGATAAGTATAGAACTGGTTATAATCCATCAACAGAAGAAGTAGTACTGGAAGTAGGAACTCATATTGATAATAAGGGTCAGTTTTTACCAAGAATGTATGAACCGGGAACAAAAAATTCTGCTAAAAGTGGTAAATTTATGAATCAAGACTACTTGAGATTAATGAATCAACCTAATGATCCTAGATTTAAATTATTAGAATTTCTTAAAGAAGCACATTTATCATTTCAAGAAGATAAGTCTAATAATTCTAAATTATATCTTGATGTTCCTAGATATGTTCTCAGAGACACTTTATCAAGAATAAGAGGTGGTAATTCAAAAGAAAGAGCATCTCAAATAGGAGCGGGATTTGTTCAATATTTAAAAGATACTTTTGCAGAATCTGTAGATGAGGTAGAAAATGAACATAACTATCAGAGAGATAATAATCTTGAAGAATACAGATTAGTAAATACTGATTTAAATGCTGAGGAGATATCATATATCCCAGTAACTGGTACTTATAATATGGAAATTAATAATACAGATCCTGATATTATTAGAGGTATGTTTAAGTATTTGCTTTCATTAGAGAATCAAAGTCAGTTATTACAATCTTTACCTCTAGTTAACTCTATACTAGAAACATTAGAAGATCCTAAGAATGCACCTAAGAACCCTAATACATATAGTAAGAACATTAAGAAAATAAATGGTAAGCTTGTACAAAGTGTATTAAAAGGAGCTGCTAATAATAGAGCTGGTCAGATTAGATCTTTAATAGATAGAGAATATCACGGTGTACAATATAGTGGCCAAGGTAGTTCTGTCTATCTAGATAAATTTGTTGGTCTAATACAAAAGATATCATCAAGAGCATCTCTTGCTATAAATATCCCTTCTGACTTAAAAAACAGATATGGACAGATAGTACAGAACATGATTGAAGCTGCCGGTGGAGAAAATGTATCAGTAAAAGATTTAGCTAAAGCTAGAATATGGGCTGCACAAAGTATGCTTGAATGGTCTGCTAATAGTATTTACACTAAAGGTGTTCCTGCATTATCATCACAGTTGATTGAAATGTTTGACTCAGCATTTAAATTCAAAGATGATTTTGGTAGATCTGTTTCTAGAAACTTTGTAAAAGACATGATGAATGGTGAGTGGATGATGAGCATTAGAAAGAACTTAGAAATGGAGGCAACACTGCAACTTTTTGGAGGCTTTCTTAATGGTCAAAAAGTAGAGCAAAAACTTTCTAATGGTAAAACAATTACAATTAATTATAAAGATGCTTGGCAACTTAATAAGGATACTGGAATAGCTGAGTTATTACCGGGTGTAGATCCGGCATGGAGTAATAAAACAATCTATCATACCTACATCCAAGGTGAAACTTTAGAAGATATAGCAAAGACTTATGGTGTCACTGTTGAAGAATTAAAAACTAGAAATAAAGTAGTTAATGCTATAGAATTTGAAGCAGGTCAAGAAATTATAATTGCTAAATCAGAAAAATTCAAACAATTTAGAAATAAATTTCAAGGTGTCTCTCATAGATTATATGGTGCTTATGATGACTTTGCTCAAGCAGAAGGTAACTTATATCTACCATTCAGAATGTTTACTTTCATGAGAAAGTGGTTTATTCCTATGCTTACTAACAGATGGGGAGCTAGAGTTGAAATTGAAAATGGTAAGTTTTGGAAACCTAAATTTCAAAAAAGATATGATTGGATGACAGGTAAACCAACTATAGGTTTTTATCTTAATGCATATCTTGGTATGAAAGAATTAGTTACCAGTAAAGGTAAATACTGGGCCTATATGGATGAGCAGCAAAAAGCTGATATGATAAGAGCATTAAGTGAATCATTAGCAATTATAACTTTTGCTTTGTTAGCATCAATGGTATTTGGTTATGATCCTGATGACAAAGATAGGTTTGAAAAAATGAGAGAGAGATCAGGAGCTTTAGGTACAGATGACTTTAAAACTTTTGGTTTTATACAAAATCATACACTACTTTTACTTTTGGGTACTCAAATGGAAACCTCAGCATTTGTACCATTACCGTCACTTGCTGGAGTAAATCTTGGTGGTGATGATTATATCAAAATGGCAAGTACAACTACTTCAGCATTTGGAAATACAATAAGCCTATATGCAAAAATCTATCAAGATCTTGGTAGATTACTTGTAGGAAGTGAAAAAGCATTCTATAGTAGAAAAGAAGGTGAGTACTGGTGGGAGCAAAAAGGTAGACCAAAAGTTATAGGACATTTACTTAAAACAGTTGGTGTTACAGGATCTAGTGGTCAGGTAGATAAAGCTATAGAAGGTCTAGAAAATGCAGGTAAAATCAAATAATAAATAATATGGCAAAGGTAACAACAACAGTAAAAGCATACATTAAACCAAAGGTTTCTAGACCTGGTGTCCATGCTAAAACAAAGACTTCAAGATCTAAGAAGTCAAGAAACTACAAAAAAGCTTATAGAGCCCAAGGTAGATAGGAAAAAAAAGGGAGAGCCATTACAGCTCTCCCCCTTCATTATAATAGAAGTCTAAGACTTCATACTTGTTATTAAAGTTTATTACCTTAAACTTATTTTCTTCAAAATCAAATCTGACCACAGATAGTTTATCTAGTGCATTATGAAAAGAGCATGCTTTACAAACCATGCATTTACCCTTGTAGCTTTTTATCTGATATTTTCTAGTGTTGTCCTTATATTTTTCTAGTGGTTTATCTACACCACATTGAAAGCACTTAAGAGTCTCCATCTTCATCTTCACAGCAGTCACAAACCTCATCAGTGTCTAATACACCATACTCATTGTCATACCAGTCTCTGGCATCTTTTTTATTTGGTTCATCAATATCTCCACTTGCCATAGCTTCAGCTCCGGCCATATAAGCTTCAATCATTTTCTTTCTAAATGTCACTGGATGCATCTGTGTCAACTTTAATAAACTTACTAATGTCTGGACGGTAATATCCGGGCCCTTTAAGAATCTTTCCATCTTCTCTAAGTAGAGGTTTACCATCATCACCCAACTTACTCATATTACTAGACTGTATTTCATTAAATACATCTTCTATAATATGTTGCATACCATGTTTAAGAATAGTACCGCATAAAATATACAGCTGATCACCTAGAGCATCAGCAATCTCCACTAAAGATTTACTATAACATGCTTCAAGGTATTCATCATTCTCTTCTTTCATTAGAGTATGTCTTAAATCATACTCTGCATTAGATAATAATTGTGGCCATTTACCATCTTTTTGACCAAATGCTTTGTGGAACTCTGCCACTGCTTTTAATTGTTTTTCCATATTCAAATTTAAAAAAAAAAGGGGATAGCTGAAAGCTACCCCCTTAATTGTTAACCAATAATCCTTATTATGCTAAGGATATCAAAAGAAATCTGAAATATTATTATCTTCAGATTCATTCTCATCAAAATTCAAATCAAAATCATCATCAAATGAATTGTTTGAATTTTCTTCAATAACTACTGCCATTTTAGTATTTTCATTAAGTTCAATTGTATCAATTACGACAGGAGCCTGAAATACATTACCAATAGGATCTGTATAAACTACAGTTTCATCTTGGGGAAAAATGTCCTCAGAATTTTCGGGACTAATTTCCATAACATCTTCATGTGTATCCGGTTTTTCTATTGGAACTAGTAATGAACCTAACACAGCATCATCATCCTCATCAATATCAAATGGAACTTCTACATCTTCATCAGCAGCATATCTAATATCCTCATCTATTTGCTCTGCTTCTAAATCAGCCTCAGCTTCAGCCTCAGCAATAGCATCTAGTAGATTTATCTGATTAGGATCTGTTTCAGTTTCTATGACTTCATTAACAGTGTTAATAGGTTGAACTACCTGTGCAGGTGTACTGCACTGCTGAAAGTTTCCGATTGTAGAGATGAAATAATGAAGAATTCTCTGATCTTCCATCCAAGTTTTTGGATGAGATAACTGTAATGCATTAGTTACATAGTTATAGAAAGCCCATAAACTATCACTACTTGCAAATACATGCTGTGGTCTCTTCATCTGATCACGGATAAAACTAGCTTGTTCTGTAGTAAGAATCTCATACTCTGCAAACAATACTCCCAATAACTGAGACTGTTTTCTTTTATTAAGCATAACAGTTTCCATAGTAGCTTTGTCAGAACACAATTGGGTATAATACATATGAGCATTTGCAATGTAAGAATCAATTGTATCTTTTGTTTCAGTATCTGCAGAACCAGTGTGCTTTCTAACCCATGAACCAACTTCTCCAGAAATCATTACAGATCCTGTTTGATTTATGTAAGCACCAACTACACATTTAAACTTTACTTGTTTATTATAACTGTTTGTCCAGGCAAACATCATAGACAACTCCGGGTCATTATTAAAATTTAACTTATAAATTCCCTGAGCAATTTGTCCGTCAGCAGTACATCTGTACTCCTCATCTACAATACCAAACCCTGCATTAGCAAGGGCTTGATAAGCATAATCAATTACAAACTGGTGAGTGATCACAGTATAAGTGGCACCATGTGTTGGTAGTGCTACACTTATTAAGTTTGCTTTTGTTGTGTTCTGTATTTTCTTTGGCATATTAAAATAAACTTAATTGATTTGTACTAGGGTCAAGAGATTCTATCTCTTTCCTTACTTTATTTACATAGTAATCATAATTAATATTATAATCAGAAATTGGCTTTTCTTCATGGTCAATATACAATGTCTGGAGCCACTTACCGGCTTCTACTTGTATATCTCTACCATCTGAATTATTTCTCTTCATAATTTTACTACCTGTCTTGGATACATAGTATCTAATAGTATGCTGTAAAGGTTTTTCTTTATATACTCCATCTTCCAATAAGCGTTCTTCAAATCTCCAATCACCTTTAATCTTAACACCACCACAAAAATCAAATATATTTGTGTGAGATTTAATAAACTCTTCCGGATCTTTTCCCTCTACAAAGTATGCATGTACTGCTTTAGGAATAATCAAGAAACTTTTGTTTTTATGAAGAGCTAGATTATCATATTCAAATCTACCTTTACATTTAGACTTACCTTTCTCGTCCACAGCAATATAATTATTTACATCACCTAGTACAAGTTTAGAATAAGTGTTGTGTTCCAACTCAAGACTAGTCATCTTCTCCCATATCTTACAAATCTCCATGTATTTGTCTACATATTCTCTAGGAATCATAGTCTCAAGACCATCTGTGTTTTGCATTAATGGTATTGCACCTGGTATACCTTCACAAATCATCTCATACAACATAGTCAAACTTAGCTGACCATTAATAGTAATACTCATTGTAAACTGCGGGTCATATAGGAAACTATTCTCATCATTACTTAACCCATAGGTTGAGTTTAGAATAATCTTATAGACATAGTTTCTTGGATCACTCTTAGGTATTATTCTTCTTTCATCAAAGAACCATTCATACTGTTCACAGAATTCTGCTTTAGGTAAATGTGCCGGAGCCCAACCATTTCTAATAGCTAGATTAGGATAATAACTAACAACATCTGAAGTCATGATAACCATATCAGCATTAGAGTTGTATACTTTACTAGCTCTAGCACCATGCATACCACCAAGACCGTAATCAGTCTTTACTCCTTTGTATTGTACAGAATACTTAAAACTACCTTTAGTTTCTCCAGGATAGAGAACTACTTCTTGAAATTTTGCTAAAAGTCTTTGAAATGTAGCTGTCTCAAAACTAATATAAGGAAGAATGATATCCTTAAATATGATCTGATTTCTATGAGTTCTCATATTTCTCAAATCATATTTTTTAATTCCCGACTTTTTACTCAAGAAATGTAGAAATAATTCTTTTGCAATTCTTGGCTCAGAAGCTGAGAATAAATTAATACTATATTCTTCAGTCAATTTTCTTCTAAGTTCAATCTGTTCTTTACTAAGAAACATAATTGCTTTAGTAGACTTGACATCATTAATACAATATTTAATAATATCTGGAATCTGTTCTTGAGTTATCTCAGTAGAGTGATGGATGGGCATATCAATTATGTTCTTCCAGTCCATAGTATACTGAATCCACTTTAATGAACTTCTCTTAGCTGGATTATCCCAATGGTTAAGCTTGAATACATCTACCTGGTTTATATGCATATCCCGGGCAGAAAACTCTGCAAATTCTCCATTACTTTGTCTATTAATAGTTTCTTGTGCTCTATTATATAAAAACTTTGCAACAGTCTCCCCGTCATGCATCATCAGTGTTTCACTATTCCGGATGATATGTTCAGTAATCTGACTGTCAAAGCTCAGACCATTAAAACTAACATGCCATTCATTGTTAAGTGAATTACTCTTTAGAAATAAGACCAAGTCTTCTATATCATTTCTTGATTTGTGACAGACAAATATTCTCTGTTCTTCAGATTTTATGTCTTCAAATACTCCTATGAAACAATTACTAAGAGTTTCATAGTCCATTACCCAATGTGTTCTCATTCTCTTACTTTTTTAAATAAACCTTCATGAATTGGATCAAGTAGTTTTCTTGTAGCTAATTCTATTTTTACTACTCTAGGCATTACTGGTTTACAGTCTGCACAATGTGTTACCATCTCAAAATGATTACGTGAACAACATTGACATGCAATAGGAAAATAATAATAGGTTCTTGTTAGTTGGTTTTGTGTTTTACATATATCACACCGACCATATTCCATGTCACCCATAATAATTGTGTTCAGTTAAGCTGTTCCCCCATTTAAGTTAATAAAAAAAAGAGGGTGCTTGGTACCCACCCTCTTTTCATTCAGGCTCCAATCATTTATGCCTCAGTTGCAGCTGGGGTCATAAACTTCTTGTAATCAAACTTTGGATTAACACTTACAAGTTTGATTAATTCTTCAATTGCAGTAGCATCTTCTACATAGAATTCTTGAAACACTTCTATTTTATGTCTCTCTTGCTTCATGCCTTTGGCTCCTGCAATAGGTTGACCATAATCATCAAGCTTAGGTAACATGTGTAAAGAAGTTTTTCTAATTTTTGAAATCACCACAAAGACTTTAGTCTCCGGATCAAAAATACATTCTACATAGGGACATGATTCTACTACAGGAATCAATCTAAAAGTTTTCTTGTCTTGCCATGTGGCTTCAACAAGCATCATTGATTTTTCACTCATTTTTTGTTGGTTTTAATTTGACAAAGTTATTTAATAATTTTAATGTTTTCCAAATCTGCAACCTCAATAACTAACATTTCTTTATTTAAGTCTGGTTTATCACATAATTCACCAACAGATTGGAGCATATCAATGTCTACTTGAAGAATTCTTGCATATGTTTCAAAATGTTTTTCAGGAAACAAATAACTCTCTACATAGGCATAGTTGCCACTTCTCTTATCAAAAAATTCTAAAATTTTGCGCTTTGTTTTAATATTAATTTTACTGTATTTTCCATTTATAAAATTCATCCAATCATCCTCTAAATCAGAAAAATTAAATACTACAACTAGATTTTCATCATCCACCTTTACAAAATCTACCAATCTATTATGTTGGAGAAGAACATTTTTTTCAAATTGTAAATATTCTAAATCTGTTCTAGGTGTATAAATACATACTAGTTTCATATCCTCAGAGTTAACTTTTTCATTCCAAGACAAATAAGTCTCTCTTGGAATTACACTTGTTCCTCTTTTAATGCCCAAGAGCGGATATAAAAATATCTTGGACTTCTGAAAGTACTTCTTATAAAGCGCATCAATTACCATAAGTTCTACAATTTTATGTTACCAACTGCTAGGTCATATGGTAAGTCAAATCTCTTGTTCTCATAGTGCCATGCAGCAATCCTAAGAACTTCTCTGAAATCATTCTTCCATTGTGACATAGATTCTTGTGACACTTGAAATGGATATACTAAGTTATATTTATCAATTACAATAAAAGTAACTTGTACTCTCCATTGGTGTCTGTCTGGCTCATCTTTCAAGAACTTTTCTGCAGCTAGTACAAAATATATAACAGCTTGTATCCAATATTTGTAGTATTCCACAGCTTCAGGAAAATCCTGAATAGACTTACCAGTTGTCTTTAAGTCATTGACAAAGATTGTTTTACTACTTTTATCAATAACTACATTGTCAAGAAACCCATGAAGGCCAAAAGGTAATCTCTCATGATCCATTTTAATGTACAACTCTTGAAACACTTCGATGTGATCATCTTCCTCAGTTTTGTCTAGCTGTAATAAAGATCTGATGTCTTTGTTACTTTTTAGTATCTCTACCTGTGCTTTGCAGCCATCCAAAGTAGGTTGATCTACTACTGTTTTGTCTAAACTTGCTTTGAGGAATTCAAAATACTCCTTGTTCTCTTCAGTGAGAATCTTTTCCAATCTTTGAGCATCTGTTTTAAGTGCCTGATAAAGATTTGCTGTAAGTAGTTGTGTGAGTATATCTGGTGAGTAGTCTTCCAAAAGTAATGAATTATTTCCAATACTACAGTGAATTCTAAAAATATTATCAATAATTTTTCTTTGACTGTCTGTAGGAAATTTACCCGGCATGGTTATAAACTTGTCATTATAGGCATCTGGTTCAAACAAAAGACAGTGTAGGACGCTCCCTCCTACAAGGTGAGCATCCTTACTGTCTTCCCGCTGGTTGAGCACATAATGATTGTAAAAAGCAGCGGGTGAATAAAGTAATTTATTCAACCCACTGTAACTGAAGTAAAACTTCTTTTTGTAAAATCTCTCTAGTTCATCAGAACCACTCAAAGTCATCTGTGTCATTTGTCTCTTCTGTTTGATTGTTATTTAATTCTTCTTCAGGGTCCTCCAGAGTTTTATTTGTTTCAGATCCGGAAACATTTTCTGACTGTTCTAATTCTATTAACTCTGACTTATGTTCATTTCTATCAATTCTACCAAATGCAGTTGCTATGTCTCCATCAGAGAATTCTAGACTTACAACATCATCCATAATGTCATCAGCCACCCCCGCCACCCCTGGCATTGAGTTTAGATCATCTAGATTACCATGAAGTTCAATTTCCTCATCATCTTCTATAGTAGCACCTTCCGGAACAAAGTCTTCAAGTTTGTTATATACATAGTTTGTATTCAACAAAGCAAGAGTTTCTTCAGACACTGTCACGGTTTTTACTTTAAAGAAATCAGAGTTACCACTACTTTCAATTTCATGAGCATAATTGTCCATAATGATATTTATTTTCTCTGTATCAAGGACGCCCTTGTCAATTAGAGACTTCATAATACCATCAATACTTGTAGCCAATCCATTGTCTTTACCAAGATAACTTACTAAGGACTTGAAGTTTACATGTTTTTTTGTAGGACAACTATAAATCCTTTCAGAGTAATCTTTGAACAACATTTCTAAATATAAGAGACTATCTATATAGTTAGAATTAGCCATAATCTCCATTGCCAAAATATGATTATCATTATCTGAGCTCTTAAACATGTCTGATAATTGTCCAAACATTACTGAATCTATGATAACTGCATCTGGACCATTAATATACTTTAATAACTTAGCCTCATCATAAATTGTAAGAGTAGTAACTGCAGGAAAATAAGATTTGAACATATCATTTACAGCATAGAAGGATCTAGAATTACTAATAGAAGTTACAAGTCCAGGAATATTAGTTCTTGCTACAAGAAATGGATACTCATTTCTAATTTCACTAGAAGAAGAATAATCCATATAAACATACTTCTCTTGATAGAATTCTAATGCTGTTTCTATGTTTTCAATATAGTACTCATCCATAAACTCTTTTACAGATTCAAACATCTGTACAAAATGAGCTGTCTTCATTCTGTATAACCAACGGTGATCAGAAATTTTATGCACAGTATTTCTACTAGCAAAGATATGTGTAGCATCATCTATGTTTCTGATAGATTTAATACCATGTTCTATGGTTAAATCTTTTAGTTTTACCCGGGGAATATTTACCCCAGGTAGAAAATACAATTTGTCTCCTTTAGTAGGGACATAATCATCATCTGAAATTGTAAAGTTAGTTTTACTATTAGCTTCATCACCAAAAATTGTATCAACTTTTATACTTACTTCTGAGGTATTAGCTTCAATTTCAAAGAACAAATAATTTTTCATTGTCTTAAGTTTAATAAGGGGAGTTTTACCTCCCCCTATGTTTGTTTTTAATTATAAGTATGTTAAATTAAAAGGGGAAAACCCTTTATGTTTCAATTACTTGACAGCCATCTTCACCACGTCTGGATTCATCATTAGTTGTGAAAACTTAACTTTGTTTCCATTTACAATCTCTTTAACCATATAATATCTAAGGTCATTTGTAAATGCTTCACAATCTGTAGTAAGTTTAGCTATCCTATCAATAATAGGTTTAGCAATGGCTCCTTTATCTGCAAGTGTTAATGAATAGTTGATTATCCTTGTTGCAATTACACTAGAAATATCAGCACGGAAATCATCATCTTTACCAACTGCATTAGTCAAGGAATTCATTACATACTGCTCATCTTTAGTCAAGATGTCATCAGGACTGATTATTCTATCTAGTTTGTTATTGATGAACATAGTAAACATTGAACTAAAATCTACACCAACAGAACCTTCACCAATCATTTGAATCAAAGGTAAATTATCTTCAAACTTAGGAATAGAACTAATACCATTAAAGAATGTAGTAATAGATCTTGGATTAACTCTTTGGCTAACTAACTCTGGGTGCATCAACATAAAGTTAATACATCTACCATCTATGTTTGCTTTCTCTGCCCACTTAGCCCATACATCAGAATCATACTTCAACTCAACAGAGATAAATCTAGTCTTTTGAGCTACGTCAAGACTGGTTACATTATAGTCACCATTGTCTGGATTTGTAGTCAAAATAACATGCCAATTCTTAGGTAACTTCCAAGAGACATATTCTTGTCTATCCAAAATCTCCATAGTTGCTTGCATAAATCTTTGATCAGCACGAGTATAATCATCAAGAATCAAGAAACCACCTTCACCTTTACCTTGAATCCACTCAGGAGCAGCATGTGACATCCTTTTATCTACCACTTTAAAACCTTTATGTAGTGCTGCATTTACTTGTGCTTCACCAATCCATTTAGTTTTACCCTCAGCATTTTGTATTTGAAATTCTTTTACAGGAAACCCAACCAAGTCACCTAATTCTTCTAACTGAGATAAATTAAGCTTTACAACATCCATTTGTAATTCTTTACCTAACTGCATGATAGCAGAAGTTTTACCCAAACCGGCATCACCTTCAATATTAATAGCCACAGGAACTTTTCCTTCAGACTGAATGTGTTGGTTATTCTTAACCATGTGTTTAATGAAATTCTTTAACTCATCAACATTTAATTGTACTTGGCTCATACTCTTTTTTTTATAGTTCTAATTTAATTACTTTACCTGGCAATCTATCATTCATGCTTGATCTCTCGGACAAGACCCAAAGAACATTTCCTTTTGGTCTTACACTTGTATAACATTCACCATCAGTAAAATACACCAGGCTTGTATATTTCTTCAGGTTTTCATTAAAATATTCTAGGACGGGATCAAATTCAGTCCCACCTCTTCCTCTCACATTCATTTCAAATTTACCTTTGTAAGGTTCAATTGAATTGATTCTTGTATCACACTGCACAATAGTAATATCAACACCACATTTATAAATATGGTAGATTTCACTCATGAACTCTTTAAGTTCAGCATCACTAACAGATCCTGAAGTATCTATAGCCAACAACATATGTTGCCTCATTTTTACTTTAAGACCAGGATTTGCTTCAAATCTGCGGTTCTCTTTTCTCCTAATTTTCTTGGTAAATACTTTTGTACTTACACCAGTAAATCTTCTAATAAAGCCTCTCCAATCAAATTTAGGTGGAACTACTTCTTCTACAATAATAACTCCTTCAATTTCCCCGGGAACAGTACCTCTTTTCTTGATAGTTTGCTCTTTAGCATCAGTAAGAACTTTTTGTAACTGCTTATCAATCAATTTCTGTTCTGCCTCAGTAAGATTTTCAAAGTCTTCCCATGTACTATGATCAGGAACATCTCCTTCTTCAATGTCATCTAAGAGATCATCCATTGCTTGATTACCACAAGTACCATTCTTATCTTTTTCATCCTTAAGTTCCTTAAGTTTGTCATAATAATATCTGGCACCGGCTTTTAAATCAAGATTAAGATCAGCATAGTCTTCAATCATGATACCTCTAGGAGGAATCTTTCTTGCAATCTCCATAATTTCATCTAATGGAGCATCTCTTTCTCTTGCTTCAAGAATTTCAAGCTTTACTTGTTCTTTAATAGCATCAACTTCTTCTTTGGTATACTCCCCGCCAGGCAACCAGTTTCTATCAATATACTGATTGATTTCCATGTCCATTGCAACATTGGCTAGCTTCTTATCAGTAAACTTAAAGAATGTTGTAAGATGTCCAAAAGCAATATGAAGTAACTCATGCTTCAATAAACCAAGTCTGTGATCTTCACTAAGACCTTCCCAAAACTCCGGATTAATAGTAAGCTGATAATTAATACCATTCTTACTAACACCAGCTGTAGGAACTCTTCTGCTATCCCATAACTTATTCAACATAATGAGAAAGAACCCATAATAGGGCTCTTTCAGCATTAAGTCTTTACCTGTTTTACTTAGACTCTGTACCTTGTCCATTGTCTTTTAATTTAATGTTTATTTCAAAACTATCTGTTGGGTATCCAATTTGTTCCAACATGCTTGTCATATCTCTGACAAAATATTCCATAAATAACTCTACTGAAGTCTTAGAGCCCCTCTGAGCTGTAATAAGACTAAGAGTTCTTGGACTACTAAGATTACTTTCTCCAACTATACTCACTAATTTACTGTGTATTTTCTTCCCAGCTTCAGACCAGTCAGATTTTGGTACACCCGAGAACTTGTACATTACAAGTAACTCTCCTATGTATTTATCTACATCAACATTCTTCAATGCCTGAAATGCTACAATATGATTCTCTCTATCAGAGGATTGTAACATGTTTAATAAATTTCTTGTTTCTTCTTTGTCAAAAATCATTTTTGCCATCAGTCTTCAATTTTTAAAGTTTTTAATGCCCACTCTTGTGGTTTACCACTTGCAATCATATCAGCCCATTCCTTTGCAGTAGGGATATAGTTGTTGCAATCCTCTTTGACATGCTGTTCTCCAACATATCTTACATATACATCTTTACCATCAGAGTTGGTAATAGTCATACCAAATCTTTGTTCACATTCAAATATACCTTCACTGTGGTGTCTGAACATTCTATGCATACTGTGTCCAATCCATGCTTTAGTTTCATCAAACCATTTATGAATTTCTAAATAGTCAGTAGGACAACCTCCAAACTTTTTAGCTGAGGATTTTGCATGTTGCCAAGGATGTGCCATTAGTCTTCTTCTGTTTTACTTAATAAATCTCCATCATGAAAAAAGTCTTCAGTCTCAGTAACTCTTACATGATTATTAATAATATATTTTCCTGAAGGAACACATATACATAAATCTCCAAAACCACCTTCATTATTCCACCAGTCTTCTATATCATTAAGAAGTTTTTCATCAGCAAATGATTCAATTTGGTAATAAAGATTTCCATCTAAATTTGTTAAAGTATATTCATTGTCCCAATCATTTATATTATCATTTACATCTTCTGGAGTATCACATTTTTCTGTTGTATATCCAATCCATTCTATGGCACCGGAGTCTCCTCCACCATCATATTTTACTTTAACACCTGTAATACCTAAATCAGCCAATTTGAATAAGACTGTTGTTAGTTCTACCTCTGTCATGATTATTTGCTTTCTACAATGTTATACACACCTTCAATCATACCCCACGATGATTGCTCTTGAAATCTATATGTTTCAGCTACATCATTAGAATCCATTGGTCTTGTTAAATACCAAATTTCTGCTTCTTTCCAAGTTACATTTACTAACTTTCTTCCTTTAGGTAGATCAATTGTTCCTTCACCACCCCAAGTTTTTACTCTTGAATTTTCAGTACATGCTGTTAAAGTCAAGGCTACTAAGCCAAGACAAATAAATAGTTTTTTCATAATTACTTTGTTTTGTAGAACCTTCCTAGAATGTTCCCGTTTAAGAATTCATCTTTTTCAAGCACCTCATATTGAAACTGGTGCTTTACTTCTTGATATGTCAGCTCCATCTGAGTAGAACAAATCACAAGAATTTCTCTTTTGATTGGTATTCCAGCTTTGTGAGCTTCCTTTAGAATCTTATTACTACTGTAATAGTTCATGAAGTCTGGTTTTAACTCCCTTTTGTACTTTTTAAGTCTCTTGTCCGTGGACATTGCTAGAGCTTTTTTACCAAGAGGTCTCTTTACATTAGCAAAGAAGTTCTTCTTACCAATGTATGCAACAGCCTTACCATCAATGATAGCAGTCATCATATACACAAAGCCAACATACCCTTGAGGTATATCACCTTCTTCAAACTTTTTTCCTAGATGTAGCCAGTCACTTTTCATGTCTTATCTGTATTAGTTGATTAGTAACTTCAGCTAACTCAAAATTAAGCATAACATTTTCTTTCTTGAGCTCTCCCACTTGTTCTTCTAAGAGTTCATTTTGTGCTTCAAGTGTGGATATTTCTTCTTTAAGATCTCTTATTTCATCATTTACATCTTTCAATTCTCTCTCAATTTCTGCTCTTACATCTCCAAAATAACTATTTGTATAATCAAGATGCCTTTCAACCTCATTCATTAATCTTTCTAAACTCATAATGCTTGTTTTAATAATGGGAGTAATGCATTTCTTACAGGATCTACACCATGGAGTTTTAATGAATCAGATAAATCTTTCTCCATAGGGAGATTGATTGATTCTACTCCATAAGTTTTCTTATATTTTTCTGCAGACATTTTACCTGGATCATCATTGTCAAATAAAACAAACACCTTCTTATAATGCTTAATTGCTTTTTGCATATAATTAGGATGAATCATTGAATTTTCACTGTCTGGAGCAATTGATTCAGCATCAGTGATTTTTAGCTTTGTAAATGCCATCAAATCTTTTAATGATGAAGTAATTATAAGAAATTTCTTATCTCCTCTAAGTTGCTCACTACCTTGGACATAATCTTGAACTTTAATAAACTTATTATCTTTTATCTTAGGCTGATATATTTTATACAAGGTTCCGTCTTTTTTAAAATAACCATAGATATAGTTATTTGAAATTCTCATAGTACTTTGTATTCCTAAATTATCTTCTTTTGCCATTTCATAAAATGATAATGGAGCTACATTATAAAACTCAAGCATTTTTGATCCAATTCCAAAACCACTCCAATAATTTTGATCTAAGTTATTCCAATGTCTAATCTCATAATCAAAAACTCTGAATTTACTATGTGGTTTTATGCTTACAATAGGAGGTGGCTCATGAGTTTTTATATAGTCATTATAATCATCAATAATTTTAAAAGAGGCTCTATTCCTTTCAGGAAGATTAAATAAGTTTTTTACAAGATCTAATGCATCACCACCATGTCCGGAGGAAAAATCCTTATACTTGTAAGTATTCTTATTATCTACATAGATATACATAGACGGTACTTTATCAGAACTATTAAAAATAGATTTGATCTTGAGACTCTGTCCAGTAAGTTTTTCAGTAAGACCCAGATAAAACTCAAAAACCCATTCTTTGGGTATATCTTCTAATCTGGCTATTAAGTTTTTAGTAGATAGCATCTCTATAAAATAAAAATAGGGGGAACTGAATTCCCCCTATTATTGTTACAATAACTAGTCTAGGTTGAAATCAGTAGAAAGATTACTTGGAGATGAAAAATCATCATCATCACCAAATTTATTTACATCCTTAACTTCTAATTTTTTAAGATGCTTAGTTTCATCATAAGGAATAACTTTACCACCTTCAACTTCACCAAAACTATATTTTTTATTTTCTGCTTTAGGAAGCCACATGTCATAGTTAGTATAGTCATTCTTGTTAAGATATTCTTTACCTGCTACACAAAATTCAAGATACTTATCTTTGAATGGAGCATTTTTGCTAAATGCTACAACAAAATCTTCAATAGTTTCATGTTGACCATCTTGCTCAATAAACCAATCATTTATTCCAAGAGTTTTAGACAAACTCTGTAGAAAAATTAGAATTGATCTATCTCTCTGAATTTTAATACCAGACTTAGTTTCACCATCTGAATATGCATACTGACTTGCTTTGATTCTACCTATTTGACCGGCATAGTGACCAGCTTCTGGATTGTCTTTATCTAACATAAATCCTTCAAAACCTTCTATTGGTTCAGTTTCTACATGAAGAATCAAATGTTTAGCTCCTTCAATAAATCTAAAATCTTCTAGCTCTATGCTATTAATTTTTAATACATGATTGCCTGGAGCAATTGTTTTTGGTAAAGATGAGCTGCTACTTCCTGCACCCAAATCTGTTGTACTTAATCCCATTGTTTTTTATTTTTTAATTATTAAATGAATACTTTTTCCCATGAGGTTTTTAATTCCCCATCAATCAGTTCTGTAACTACTATCTCTTCATTACGTAAATGCTCTGGTCTTGCACCACAAGTAACCTCTTCATTAGTCTTAAAAGACAAAATAGTTTTGTTACCTTTTCTATACATATACCCAATGGCATCTGCATTAGCACAAATTAGAGTTTTTATTTTACCTGTCAAATCAATGTTTGCAGACATTACCATCTCCCCTTTATCATCTACCTGTTTGTCTTTAATGTGACCAGATAAAATAATTGTGGGTGCTAATGTATCAATAAAATCTAAAACTTGAAAGAATGCTTGACGAATATATAAATATCCTGCACCATTTGGTAATGTAATTACAGTATCACCATCAAAGTTTTTACCCATTGGTGTTGCTCTATAAAGTTTAACAGCCAAAGGCATAATCATCTCTTCTAATGCAGTTACAGTATCTACAGTAATAAACTTATAAGGCTTGCCTGCTTCTTTGATAGCTTTACCTGCTTCTAAAAGTTCTTGAAGATTAGTAATTTTTACTTTTAAAGCTTCTACATACTCAGTACCATTTTCCAAATCTAATATTAGATTGTCTTCAAGTCCCGCATATGCAGTTGTTTTACCTGTTTTAGGTTTAGAATAGATTACAATTCTTTTAGGATTTACTCTTTCTGCTTTTACTTTTTTAGTTGGAAGTACTATACTCATATTTCACTTTTTGTTTGTTTAATCAGATCATTTAACCAAGGCTTTGCACTTACTGGTTTCATCAGCATTATAGATGCAAAATCTAAAATTGTCATTTCAGATAATGGTGCATCTGCAATTTCATTATTTTGAATGTCAAGTTCTACTTCTGTTTTAGGAGCAAACTCTTCTTCAAAATCAGGAAATACACTAAGTGTTTTCTGTAATTGAGGTAGTTTGTTTTTCTCTCTTTTTTCTTCCTCTTTTCTTTTTTCATAAAGAGCATAAGAGATTTCATTACCATCAGGTAATACAACTAATAACTCACTTACTGACACAATATACACTGAATAGGAACTTCTTTCTCTAAGTTCATATTCTTCAGCATAAAAAGGATTAGCTTTAAACTTGAATAAAGGTCTGTCTTCAAACATGCTTACATAATCTAATTCATTTCCTTTATCATCTCTGATAACATCAATAAATTCCATGTAAATGTCTTCATTCTTTTTAAGCTCTCCTTCATAGAGTTGAATGTTTCTTCCAGTACGTCCTTTCTCAAAAAATGCCATTTTTAGAGTAAAATAAGGATTGGGAAGAAGTAGTTTTTTAAAGGTATTTGCATGATATGCAAAGTACTCTTTTTCTTTTTGTTTTCTGTCCATTTTTATTTTGTATTTATACTTTTTGCTTGAGCAGGTGGATTTATTTCAATTATCCGCATATTTGTTCTATCAAGTTTAAAGAAACTCATCTTAGTAACACCATTTCTTGATTTTAAGAAATGAAAAACAAGAATATCATCATCTTCAATAATATACTTATCAGGACCATAATGTCTTATTTTTCTTATAGAAGGTTTATTTATACCCAATACAACATCAGCATGTTGTAACAAAGCATCTGCTCCAAATAAATCAGAATCTAATACATAGTTACCATATTCACCATCTCTCTGTCTGTCAGGGGAATCAATATTCCTATTCAACTGACTTAACACTACAAATGCTACGGGATAATGTTTCTTCATATAAGTGAGTGCTTCACCTAATGCATAGAGCATCTCAAACTTATCCTTTTCTTGCCCTTTAGCTACTTTAAATAGTGCTGAGTGATCTATAGTGACAAGCATGTTAGTGTATTTTTTAACTGTGTTACCATCTTTATCTTTCACCATTACTGCCCGCTTCTCCATTTCATTATGAATGGTAGCACACATTACATCTACTGTACATGGATCATAAATAACTTCAACAATATCTCTATCCTTGGAGTTTTTATAAAGTTCAACACACTTATCAAATACGGCATCATCTAATGGTTCTGCCTTACTCATCAATGTATTGTAATCATAACCTGTATTCAGACTCAGCTTTCTGATACCATTGGTTTCATCAAGCATTTCAAACTGGAACTTAAGAACTGTAAATTCATGGTCTTTATTAAGTTTGATGATATCATCAATTAATTGCTCCATGAATAAAGTTTTTCCGGTACCAGGCCTAGCACCCACAACGGTGATAGTTCTCCACTCTAGTCCATCACAAAAGGCATCATTAAATTTGGGCCATGCACTTTTCAATGATTTTAAACGTCCTTTTCTTCTAGCTTCAATCTTATAGATAGCTTTTTTGAGAGCATCTCTCTCACTGACCGGTATCAAAGGTGCCGCCCCATTAAATAAATTTGCCATAATGTTAATCTACTATTTCTTTAAAATAATTTAATTCTGTGTCTTCAGAACTATTTAAAAACTCACAATAAGTTGCTAAATCTGAATCCCAACTTTTGTCTACATTTTGTTTCCTTACAAAATATTGTGAAGTCCTCATGTAGTCATATCTTTGGATACTGTATTCATCAACATATCTTTGTGTTGCTTTTAAAATTGTTTCCCAAGTATAATTATAGTTTTCAAAAAACCATCTAAATGCATTTTCTAAACTTTTAGGGTTTACTCTTGCATATTTGCCACTAGATAGTTTTTTGTTTGGAAATATTTCATTGTACTTTTGAATATTTTCAATGAAATTGTTACCCATTATACTAATTGATGTTTTTTTCTTAGTTTTCCTAAAATATCCATCAATTTCTGTCATAAAGATAATGCTTTTTGAAGTAAGTTCCAAGTTTTCTGTGAGCCATTGATCCGTTTGCAGCTTTTTGCACTCAAGTGCTTTATTGACAAAATTTCCAACAACAGTTTTTTCTTTTATACAATGTAAAACATAAAAAGAATTTGGAGTCAGTCCTTCTCTAATTAGTTTGCTAAATATTTCCGTCATATCACCAAGTTATTAAAGTTCCAGAGTTTGTTTCTACTATAGAAGATATTTTATTAAATACATCCATACAATCCCATTTACCACCAGAATAAGCAGCAGAAGCAGGATGTTTAATATAAAACTTATAATTATTATCATTAGTAAGTTCAGACCATTCTTCAGCTTTCTTACCCATATAAACATAAATAAGTCCTGGGTTGTAGTTATTCAACCAGTCTAACAGATATGCTGTAAATTTCTGCCAAATATCATAATGAGTACCAATCTTTCCAACTTCAACTGTAAGAGCAGTATTCAGCATAAGTATTCCTTGATTAGACCATCTTTTAAGATCTAAATCTTCACTTATAACATGATTACCATATACAGTTCTATCAACTTCCTGTAGAATAAATTTAAGACTTGGCTGTAATTTATTTGTATTGCTGCAACTAAATGATATACCATCTGCTACACCTAACTGTGGATACGGATCCTGACCAATAAACACAACTTGTAATTTACTGTATGGGCATTCTTCAAAAGCTCTGAATACTTGTTTTAGTGGCGGAGTCCATCTTCTATCAGACTGACTGAGATTCCATAACTGAGTAAGTATAGTATCAAAATCAGAACTAAATATAAAAGATTTAAAAACTCTATCCCAACCACTAGGTTTAAGTTTTTCAAACATTTTTTGTTTAATTTCTTCTAATTCCATTTTTTTGCTATTTTTGATAAAAATTTATATTATGAGCACAGTCAAAGTTCAAGAAATGAAAAATGATGCAATCATTGAGATCAAAGTAAATAAAAATTACTATTTGATGGTTAAAGCTACACTTTTTGATTTGTTTACTATTTTAACTGAAAAAGGTTCTACTGAAGAATCATTAAAAAGTATAGCTAATAGACCATATGCAGAATTAACTCCAAATGAAAGATCTTTTTACACAGTTACTTTACTTTTAGCTGAAATTGAAAAACAGGCAAAAGAAAATAATCTTTATGATGAAAAAGATTTTGATGCTGAAAAATTCTTAGAAGAACAAGAAAAATCTAGTGAAGATTAATATTATAATTTTCACTACCTATTTGTATACAAGCTTCAATAGCTAACATTAAATCACTTTTACTACAATCCCCAAAAGACTTGCCGGCTAGACCGGCATGTTCTTTTACAACCAGTTTCATTTCCTCAAATGTATAACCCGACTCTTTAGCCAGTTCCCTAATACAAGCATGTACTTTTGCAAGTTGTGCTTTACTGTGATCAGGATTAGATACTTCAATAAACATATCAACCTTATCACCCTCTTTTAGTTTCTCTACAAAGATTTCATATGCAAGTTTATCTTGGGGATGTGCAAAAACAAGTTTACCATCTTTCTTAATAAATTTTCCTGTATGCATGTTTAACAAATTATGTTTTTCATTACTTCTAAAAAATGCAGATAGTGATCTTTACTTTTAATTTCTATTGCAGGTATCTCAAATGCTTTCAGAGTCCATTGATCATCTTCTACATCAACATTGTCTGTACTATGTAGAATAATGCCGCTGCACATCTCTTTTTGATAATAATAATAATCATATCCATTTTGACTAGCATCATCTGTAATTTCTATTTTTTCAAAGCCAAAATCAACTAATTCTTGTTCACTCATTTTTCTTTTGTTTTAAATACTTTTTCTCAAACTTCTCCCAACCTTTTGGATCAAACTGTGTAATAAGCAAATTAAGTTTTATTTCTTCTTCATGCTCATCACACATTCCAATCCCTTTAATATCAAGATCAGGACTATACCTTTTGGTAGCCGGAGCTCCACATTTTATACATGTTAAATCATTCATCATGACAATCTTTACAAATTACTGGAAATCCCGCAGGTTCTCCATCTGCCGGCATGTTCATCTTCTTTCCAGAAGCCTGTACATACACTCTTTCTTTTGGTTCTAAATATACACCACATTCGGCACACATCTCACCATTAATCATTGCATTAGCTATCTCTCCCATTTTCTATTAGTTTTAATACATCTTCTTCTTTATAGTAAATTTTACCATAAATTCTTGTTGAAGGTAAGGTACCTGTTCTTCTATACTTTGCTAAAGTTCCGGCAGATATTTTCAAGATTGTTCTTGCTTCTTTAGGATTAAACCAGTTCTTCTGAATCAATACCGGATCCTTCTTCATCAACTCTCTTATTTCCTCAAGTAATTCATACTTGAAGTCTATAAGATCTTGTTTAGTTATTAAGTCTATCTTCATATTAGTAAAATGTTACTTTGTCTAACAACTTATGTTTATAAAAATATACTGAATCAACCTGAATAGGTCTTACTTCATCTTTATTAGCAACATGCAGTATGAATTCAGACTCTTGCCATTTATGATGATGTGGAGCATGATGCACATGAGGGGTATGTACATAACCTGCTTCAACAACATGACTGTAATCCTCATCATGACACATGTGTCCTTCAACATATTCTTTGGCTACTATATATCCAGTAAATGGTTTAGATTCACATGAGTATAAAATACACACTAATACTATTAAAAACAATGATCTTTCCATAACTTAAGATTTGATAGCTGCAATAGCTTTTTTAATATCTGTAAAAGGAATATGAGTATTCTCATTTACTATAACAGAACTACCAACTAATTTTAACTCTGGAATCACTGTTCCTCCTGAATTAACAAAGGATACAACTCTGGCCGGCACAACTTTGCCACCAACTTTTTTTTCATAAGCATAATGTCTATGTACTACAAATACTTTACTACCTATAGTAAGGTCAGTA